GCTCTAGCGGTACGCGAATGGTGCAGATCACGAATGTTGCGGTCAGCGCGAAGTTCCGCGCATCCGCGCGCGCCCACTCGGATATGATGGGCTGATGGTTCGAGAACATGGCCGCGTGCTCCTCTGTCGAGACACTGTGGGCGTTGTGGAGACGCCACGGCCGATAGACCGTGGCGCCTCTTATGTCGATGTGTGCGCTTTGTGTGGCCTTGTGCGGTCTATCCCTCGCCTGTCGGTTCGCTGTAGTCCGAACCGCACGCATTGCAACGGAAATGGACTCGCTTTCCAAGCGCGCCCATGTATTCCGCGAACTGGCTTGCGCAGACAGGACATTCGGGCATGCCTGTCATCGGCACAAGACCGGTTGCATCCGCGTTGACGATGTCGATGTTTTCACGCATGAGTTTTCTCCTAGTGCTAAGGGTCGAACGGGGCGTGCGCCCCGAGATACGCTCGCACAAGGCGAGCGCATCCCGTGGCGCGCTTTAACTGTCGAAATCGACGCGCGGACGCATCTCGTGCGTCTCGGGATCGCGCAGCATGTCGGTCACGGGTGCATTTTTGAAGTGGACGTTACCAGTGTGGCCCGTGGTCCGGTTCATGGCCCATTCGCGCGCCACGCGCCAACTCTCGAACAACGCCGATCCGCTTGCGCCGTCCGCGTAGTGGACGTGCATCACGGTATAATGCGGATAGGTTCGCAGAGTGATCCGCGTCACAAGCGCGCGTTCCCGAGCGTAGCGCAAGAAAACGCTCAGGTCGCGCCCATACATGACGCGCTTGGTCTGAATGCTCCCGTCCTCTTGGGAAACATACTTGCGCCGGATTTCGTATATCGAGGGATGTCCTGTCATTGCTTTACCTCTCGGACGCTATAGACGCTTTGTGCGCCGCCGATACTTTCGGCGCGATTGAACATGTCGCACACCGTTTGCGCTTGTTCGCGTGTCTCGTATTCCAACGGATCGCCTTCACTGTCGCGTACGTACGACACGCCATAGAGCATGTGTTTCTCGACTATTCGAAACATGGCCCGCACCTTTCGTGATCCGGTTTCCAGGTCGGAGCGATGCGCTCCGGGATGCGCCGGGAACGTATCCCGGCGCATGGCCGCAGCGCACCTCAGAGTGCGGCATAATAGCGATCTTGCCCAGGGTCGTATGTCCAAGCGTCTAGCTCGGACGCATATTCCGCCGAAACCGCTTGGAAACGGCCGATGTCCTCTTGCTCGCCGCTTTCGACGAAATGCAACGTCGCATCCCGGTATCCATGGATGGCGTTCCCGAGAAACAAGACGCACTCTTGATCGAATGAGCGCGCGAGACAAAGCACGTCGTTAGCGTGGATGTGTTCATTCAGGACGACCATGAAGGCGTTTTCGCGCGATCCTTCATAACATCCCGTGACGCGCTTAAAAGACGCGCCCAGGTGTTGCAGGTCACGTTCGCACGTTTTGTCACGCGCGATATCCTCAGCGTGGCCGCTCTCCGCGGACAGGATGGCAAGTTGCGCATCGTTCAAGAGTTGATTTGCTAGGTCCTGCATTTCCATTTTCCCATGGTCCGGTTTCAGGTCGGAGCGATGCGCCCCGCGATGCGTCCGCACGTAGCGGACGCATCCCATGGCGCATCTTAGGGAATGAGGATAAATTCGACGCGCAAGGCGTTTGGAAATTCGGCGAGAATTTCAGATTTACTGAAATCCGCCGCATCTCGAAAATGTGTTTCGAAATCTTTCGTCTCGATCAACCACATGGCTTTCCCTCCCATGGCCCGGTTTCCAGGGTAGCGGCCCGGTCGTCCCGGTCCGCCGCGTCATCTTTGTAGTTTCCGATATACGCGGGTGCGCTCGCCCCGTCAACAGGCAAAATGCAGAAAATTTCTAGCGCACCCGTCGGCCAGCTTGCCTCTGTCGGTCTGTATGCAAAACTACATGCAATTTTGCATATATCTCTCGCGGCCGCGCGCAAGCGGACATAGGTGCAAAACTACATGCAATTTTGCATCTATCTCTCGCACGTCCGCCGACGCGCACGCATATGCAGAAGTACATGCAATTTTGCATCTATCTCTAGCCTCGACTAAACTCACCACATCAAACTTTAGCCTCGGCTAAACTCCGCAGCCTCGGCTAAAATCCGCAGCCTCGGCTAAACTTGCAAAGTCAAACTTTAGCCTCGACTGAATTTGCTACTTCAAGGGGCCCGGGGAGAAAATCAGGCGCGCGGGTGGCTCTGTGATAGCACCATCACACATTCGGGCCGGGTTTTAGGGCGTGTAAACCGACCGCGCTGCGTGTTCAGGGCGGGTTGACGGTGCTGTCGATTGATAGCACGCTCGGAATGAAATCCGCGGAGGAAACATGAGCGAAGGAAGCGCCCTGGCCGAATACGGCCTGCGATCCGACCAAGAAGAGTTCGTCCACGCATATGTCCGAACAGGCTCCGTGGCGACCGCGGCGAAAGAGTGCGGGCGCCGCGAGCCGACGGTCAGGAAGTGGATGAAGCAGCCCAAGGTGTCCCAGGCCATCCAGTCCGAGGTCCGACAGCGGCTGGAGAGTGGCGCGGTGGCCGCGGTGAACACCATGCGGGAGTTCATGGAACACCCGGACGTAGACCCGAAGGTCCGAATGAACGCGGCCAAGGACCTGCTTGACCGGGCGGGGTACAAGCCGGATCACCTGCACACAAGCGCCGATCAGCGGATGCAGAACGCGTCGGTGAACGAGATGATGGGCCGGATCAAGGAGCTGTGCGGAGAGCTGGGTATAGCCAACCCCACGACGATCGACGTCAAGCCCAACAACTCCGAGCCACCGCCCCCGCCCAAGCCGGACGACGCGGACCCCATGGGCGAAGCTCCGCCGGCGGCAATAGAGCCACCAGCCGAGCAACCGGCCGAGGCTGGCCCCAAGCCGGAAAGCGCCGACCCCGCGGAGAACGAAAACAACGCGGTGTCGATCATCAATGAGATCGACCCCGAGACGGATGTCGAGGACGACACGGACGTGTACACGCTGCTGGGAGATATGGGAGATGGCTGAAAGCCAAGAACAAGACCAGGACTACGAAAAGCTCCGAGAGCTACAGCAGCTCCTGGAGGGAGTCCAGGAACACCAGACCTACAATCAGGTGGATTGGTACCAGCCGGTCCCGAAGCAGTTCGAGTTCCACAAACTTGGAACGCAGTTCCGAGAGCGCATGTTGATGGCCGGTAACCAGCTCGGGAAAACTCTGAGCGCGGGCATGGAAGTCGCCATGCATTTGACCGGGATATATCCTGATTGGTGGCCCGGGCTGCGCTTCAATCGGGAGACCCACTGGTGGGCGGCCGGCGTTACGGGCGAGAGCACGCGGGACAACCCGCAACGCATTCTGATGGGCCGGGGCCGGAATTGGGGCTCGGGGACGATCCCACAAAGCAAGTTCTACACCAAGCCGATGATGGCCCGGGGCATCCCGGACGCGCTGGACAGCGTCCAGGTGGTCCACCGGAGCGGTGGTGTCAGCACGTTGAAATTCAAAAGCTACGACCAGGGTCGCGAGAAGTGGCAGGGCGACACGCTCGACGGGATATGGTTCGACGAAGAGCCGCCCGAAGACATCTACGTTGAGGGGTTGACACGCCTGAACCGGCGCAAAGGCCACGCCCTGGTGACGTTCACGCCGTTGCTCGGGATGACCGAGGTGGTCAAACGGTTCTACGAGCCAAGCCAGAACGACGCCGGCCGGAAAAACCGGGCCTTGGTCCACATGACGCTGGAGGACGCGACGTTCTACAGCGACGACCAGAAACAGGAGATCGAGAGCCAGTACAGCCCGTCGATGCAGCGCGCCCGCGTGAAAGGCTTGCCGATGTTCGGCGAGGGGCTGATCTATCCGTTCGCCGAGGAAGACATCGTCTGCGAGCCGTTCTCGATCCCGGCCTACTATCGGCGGCTCTGTGGCTTGGACCACGGCGTGCAACACCCCGCGGCGTTGGTTTGGGTTGCATATAACCCGGACACCGACACGGTTTACGTGTACGATACCTGGAAGCAGAGCGATACGACGATCGGAGACCGGGTGCAGGCGTGGCGCCAGCGCGGTGATTGGATACCGGTGGCGTGGCCGCATGACGTGGGGGCTCGCGATAAAGGCGTCACGGGCCGGCCGTTCGCGGAAATCTACGAGAACTACGGCATGAAGATGCTGGGTCACTCGGCGCGCATGAACCCGGACACCGGCGGTTCTCAGCCGCGCGAGCCGATCATTGAGGCGATGTTTTCGCGGCTCAAGACCGGGCGGATCAAGATTTTTCGGACGTGCCGGGACTGGCTGTCCGAGCAGCAGCGGTACCACCGCAAGGACGGGCAGGTGGTCGATGAAGATGACGACCTGATTTCGGCGACGCACTACGCGGTTATGGAGCTGCGAAACGCGGTGCCGTATTACAGCGGTTGGTCGATGCCCGAAACAGCTCAGGGTGTTGACCACGATCCCCTTGCCAGTTATCTTTGACCGACAGTACAAGTGGAGGTCGAAATGGGTTTGTTTGGTGGCGGCTCGCCGGACATCGCGGTACCGGAACCGACGCGGACACGTCCCAAGGAACCGCCCGAGAAAGAGGACACGGGGACGCAGCAGACGGCGCGGAAACGCCGTCGCCAGCAGGCCCGGGGCACTGGTGACACCGTGCTGAGCAATACGCTCGGTGACGGCGGCAACGACCAGACGAGTTCGTTGCTCGGAGGCTGATATGCCGGCGAAGGTGGACAACATCATCGCGAGCATCCAGCGCGGTAACAAGAACGTGAAGAACAAGTCCGAGGCCATCGCGATCGCGAAAGACCAAGGGCTGATCCGGCAAGAAGGCAACAGCTTGAAGTTGACCGAGAAAGGCCGGAACGCGAACGGATCGGGGAGCTGATGGCTGACGACCAGGACCAGAAGATCAAGGCCGACTTCCAAGACGCGCAATCCGAGCGTCAGAATTGGGAGAGCCTGTGGCAGGACATCTCCGATCTCGTCGAGCTGCGCAACGACTTCACGGTCAATCGCGAGAAAGGCCAGCCCCGCCACAACCGCGTGTTCGACGCCACGGCGATCCGCGCCAACGGGCAGCTCGCCGCCGGCCTGGAGAGCTTCCTGGTCAATCCGCGGACGAAGTGGTTCGAGCTTCGCATCTCCGGCGAAGCCGGTGAACGCGACGACGTCAAAGCATGGCTCACCGAGGTCCGCGACCGTATCCTGGAACACCTCGCCAAGCCCGAGGTAAACTTCTATCCGGCCGTGCATGAGGGTCTGCTGGAGCTTGGTGCGTACGGCACCATGGTTCACTTCCTCGAAGATCAGAAAGGCAGCGCGCCAAGCCCGCGCTTCGTCAGCCGGCCGCTGCCCGAGGTGTTCATCCGGGAGTCCGATAACGGCAAAATAGACGTCGTTTACCGTAAGTTCCGCTTGACCATCCGGCAGGCGGCGCAGATGTACGGCACCGACAACCTGCCGGAACGGCTCCAGAAGAAACTGAAAAACAACAAGCAAAACGAGCGAGAAGACTTTCTCCAGGCGATCTTGCCGCGGTCGAACTTCGACGAAACCAAACCGCAGACCGCAGAGAACAAGCGGTGGCGCTCTGTTCATTTCGCGATGACGAAATTCGAGAGGGTGCGGGAAAGCGGTTTCGACGATTTCCCGTTCGTCGTGACGCGGTGGACCAAGGTCACCGGCGAAACCTATGGCCGGTCGCCCACGATGGAGGCGCTGCCGGACATCCGAATGCTCCAGGAAATGAGCAAGACGGTAATCCGGGCCGCGCAGAAGATCGTAGACCCGCCGCTCTTGGTTCAGGACGACGGGTCGATGAACCCGGTGAAGACCATGCCGGGCGGGCTGAACTATTTCCGGTCCTCAGTGGCGAGCAACCAGCAAGCGCCGATCCAGCCGCTCCAGACCGGGTCCCAGGTGGACATCGGCGTGGACCTTATCTCGCAGCGGCAGCAAGCCGTGCAGCAATCCTATATGATCCCGGAAATCCTCGGGCTCATCAGCCGCGGCGACAGCTCGCCGCTGAAAGCCGCGGAGGTCGTCGGCCGGCAGCAACAGGCGCTGCGCCAGCTCGCGCCGATCCTATCGCGCGTTCAGAATGAGTTCCTGGCGCCGGCGATCGACCGGGTGTTCTCGGTCATGTTGCGGAACGAGAAACTTCCCGAGCCGCCCGACGCGATCAAGGGCGAGGAATTCAACGTGGAGTTCGTCTCACAGGCGGCGATCGCCCAACAGGCCGCCGAGAACGAGAACATCCTGAACTGGCTCCAGCAGGTGCTGCCGGTGCTCCAGATCGATCCGCAGGCGGCAAACAACATCGACACCGACGAGTTTGTCCGCCGGACCGGCGAGACCAACAACGTGCCGCCGGAGCTTCTAGTGGACCGGGAAGTGGTCGATCAGCAGCGCCAGCGCACGGCGCAGCAAGCGCAGCAACAGAACCTCGTCCAGACGCTTTCGGAAGCCGGCCCCGGCATCCAGAGCCTGAGCGAGGGCGCGAAGACACTCCAGGAGGTGAGCAGTGGCCCGCAGCAGCAGTAACGTTGACCCGGACAAGCCGGCCAAGCAAGTCGAGGTGGAACAGCTCATCGCCGACTTCCAGACGGTGTTCGGGTCGGACGCCGGGCAACGCGTGCTCCGCTACATTGAAGAGTTCTGCGAACTCCAGACCGATGGGTTCGACCCGGACCCATACAAGATGGCCCACATCACGGGGCGTCGCTCCGTGGGCCTCATGATCCTGCAATACCTGGAAATGTCGCGCAGCGAGTTCCAGGAGATTGTCCGCCAACAGTATGCCCAAACCGAGTGAGAAAGGACTGAGCCATGGCCGATCAGAACGCCGGCACCAGTGAAGAGCCCCAGGGCACGACCGGAGTCAACCCCCAAACAGCCGACAGCGGCCAGCCGGCACCGAGCCAGCAGGCCGACAGCGGTCAAAACAGCGGCACGCTGCTCGGTACGCCCGAGCCGCAGCAGACCGGGGCTGATGGTTCTGGCGGCGAGGGCGGCCAGCCGCAGCAAACGCCGACCGGGCCGATCGTCGATATGCTCGGCGACAACGAGCTGAAAAACGATCCGAGCCTGCAACAGGTCCAGTCGGTCGAGGACTTGGCGAAAGGCTATGTCCACGCGCAGAAGCTCGTTGGCAAGGACAAAATTCCGCTGCCGAAGGACGAGAATGACACTGACGCGTGGAACGATGTGCTCAAGAAGCTCGGCCGGCCCAACGATCCGTCGGAATACCAGTTGCCGGAGCTGTCCCAGGACAGCAATGTCCAGCTCCCCGAGGGCATGGACAACTGGTTCAAGAACAAGGCACACGAGCTGGGCTTGACGAACAAACAGGCCCGGGAGCTGTGGTCGGGCTACATTAGCGACGTGGCCGAGAACCAAGCTCAGGAGCAAATCAAGCGGGCTCAGCAAGAGAAAGAGCAAGCCCAGGCGGAGTTGAAGAAGGAGTTCGGGAACGCCTTCGACGAGAAGATCAACGACGCCAAGACGGCGCTCAAGCAATACGACACCGACGGCTCGGTGACGCAGGCTCTGGAACAGTCCGGGCTCGGGAACAACCCGGCCGTGGTCAAGATGCTCTCGCAGATCGGCGAGGCGTTCCGTGAGGACAAGGTGGGCGGCTCGGCGAAGTCGTTCTCCAAGACGCCCGAGCAGGCGCAGAGCGAAATCCAAGAGCTGCGCATGGACAAGAACTTCATGCAGCAGTGGCTGAACCCGAACGAGACGGGCCACAATGCCGCGGTTGCGAAAATGTCGGCGCTGTATCAGGAAGCGTACCCGAACGGTTGACGGCAGTCCTAAGTTTAGCGTAGGCTGAACTTGAACAATCTGGGTAGCCTGCGAGGTCCAGATAACGCGACGGCCGAAGCGTCCCAGGCGGGGTAGCGCGTAGGCATCATCAGTGAACCCGAAAGGCGAGGAACCAAAGATGAGTTTCCAGGTATCCACAGCCTTCGTGAACCAGTTCCGCGACACGGTGATGATGCTCGCGCAGCAGCGCGGGAGCAAGCTCCGCGGGACGTTCATGGAGGACACGCTGACTGGCAAGAGCATGTTCTTCGACCAGATCAGCCCCACGCAGGCGCAGCGCACGACCACGCGGCACGCGGATAGTCCGTTGATCTCGACTCCGCACCGTCGTCGGCAGGTGAGCACGATCGACGTGGAGTGGGGTGACTTGATCGACGACTTCGACAAGCTCAAGATGCTCGTCGATCCGCAGTCGGCCTACAGCCAGAACGCGGCCTGGGCCGTCGGTCGCGAGATGGACGACATCATGTTCGAGAAGTTCTTCGCGACCGTGCCGACCGGCCAAGACGGCAGCGGTACGGCGAGCTTCCCGGCCGGCCAGCAGGTGTCGTTGAACGCCACCGGGCTGAACGTGGACAAGCTCCGCGAAGCGCGGAAAATCCTGCTCCAGAACGAGGTCGATCTGGACATCGAGACGCCGCTGATCGCCATCCCGGCGAAGTCGCAGGACGATCTCTTGAACCAGACTGAGGTGACCAGCTCGGACTTCAACACGGTTCGGGCGCTGGTCCAGGGCGAGATCGACACGTTCCTGGGCATGCGGTTTATCCGCACCGAGCGCGTGCCGAAGGACAACAGCGGGAACTTCCGTCTTCCGGTCTGGGTGCCGAGCGGAATGGCCCTGGCCACCAGCCAGGAGCCGACGGCGCAGATCGCTCCGCGGGCCGACAAGCGGTTCTCGACCTACATCTACTACAGCATGTCGGTCGGCGCGACCCGCCTGGAAGAGGAGAAGGTCGTGGAGATCAAAGCGAAGAGCTAAGGTAGCGGGGCCTTTGTGCCCCGCTCCCACTCACGCCATTCGCGAGGAGATTGAGACATGGCAACGACGAGCAAGCAAATCGACACGCTCGACGCGGAGCCGACCCAGGTCGTGGAGCCGGGCGTGCTGGGCGGTCGTGTTCGGACGGCGTTCTTCGAGCTGGACCTCGGCGGCGAGGGCTCGAACACGGTGTTTGACCTCATCGACCTGCCGCCCAACGCGGTCCTCAAGCGCATCGAGTTGCGCCAAACCACGTCGAGTAGCACCAACCTCGACATCGGTGACAGCAACGACGCCGATGCGATCATCGACGGTCAGGCCGTGGACCAAAACCTGACGGTGTCCATGGCCAATGTCGGCAATACCGGGACGAACGGGATGGACCCGGCGGACTTCGGCAAACAGCTCTGGGAGGTCCTGGGGTACTCCAGCCGCATCGCGGCCGGCAGCAAAATCCGGCTCCAGGCCACGAACCCGAGTGCGGCCGTCAGTTCCGCCAAGCTGTTCGGCGTGATCGAATACGTTCTCGACTGAGGAGACAAATCATGGCGGTCGATGAAAGCAAGCTGCGGAAGCTCGCTTCCGGTGTCCCGATCGACGACCAGACGACGATCACGAAAAAGGACACGGGCACGGTGAACTCCGGCGACGGTGCGACCGATACGGTCATCAAGAACAACCGGACCCGGATCGACGAAATCGAAACGGAACTTGTCAACCTCGGCATCTTGACCGAGAGCGGCACGTAACGCGCCTCACCCATGCTAAGGGTCTCGATGGGTGAGAAACCACTGGAGGCGGGGGTTGGACCCCGCCTCTCTTTTTACGGGAGGGCGCCATGTTCGAGATGCTGCTGACGGCTGCGGCTTCGACGCTGGCCGGCATCATTGTCCGGGTGTTCTGGAACCGCAAGATTGGTCGGCACCTTCGAGCGTCCTGGCACCGCCGGTGGCTCTTTGCCCGTGATGTAGTCCTCGGCGAAACGCTGATCCGCCGGCCCGGGCCGTCGAACTACGAAACGTTCCGTGTCGTGGACGTGGACGGCAGTGATGTCTTGCTTGACCGTGAGACATCGCGTTATGCTATCGCGGTCTGGCTGCCGATTGCGCGGCTGCGCCGCGAGGGCATCGAGATCGTCGTGGACAAAAACGATGACGGACAAAGTTGAAATTGCCAACCTTGCGCTGCAAGAGATCGGCGCCGAGCCTATCACGTCTTTGACGGATGACACCAAGCCGGCCCGGGTCTTGAACTTGCGCTTCGACAGCCTGCGCGATACGTTCCTGCGGATGCACCCGTGGAATTTCGCCAAGGCGCGACAGCGGCTGTCGCAGCTCCAAGATGCGCCGGCCTTTGGTTTTCGCTTTGCTTACGCGCTGCCGTCGGACTGGCTTCGGACGCTGCACGTTCTGACGGACGAGACGCACCATCCTGAGCATCAGGTCCACGAGCCCCACTATCAGATCGAGGGGCGGACCCTGCTGTCGGAACACGATGAAGTGTTCATGATCTACGTCCGCCGGGTGACGAACACCGAGGAGTGGGACCCGATTGCGCTGGATGCGTTCGTGCAGTTCCTGGCGTCCCGGACGGCCCGTGCAATCACCCAGAACCTTGATCTGGCGCAATCGCTCGCCGAGGACTTCCGGGTCAAGCTCCAGGAGGCCCGGCACGTGGACGCCACGGATGAGCCCGCCCGGCGCGTCGAGAGCGATGAGTGGCTTGTGTCGCGGTTCCACGGCGGGCACCATGGGCTTCACGGCGGGTTCCACGGTGACCTCGGGAGCTGACCATGCCGAGCCTTGAAGTCGTCCAGACCAACTTCACCCGCGGCGAACTGAGCCCGCGTCTCCGGGGGCGCCTGGACTTTGAGGGGTTCTTTAACGGCGTGGCCAAGATGCGAGACTTCCTGCCGGTGGTCCAGGGCGCCGCGGTCAAGCGCCCAGGCACCCGGCACGTTGACCGTCAAGACGACGCCGAGCGGCTGGTGCCGTTCGAGTTCTCGGTCGAGCAGACCTACGTGTTCGCGTTTGGCGACGGCGGCATCGAGTTTTATACCGACACGCTCCCTGACAACGGAGCGCAGTTGGCAACCACGGTCCGGCAACCGAAAACACGCCTGACGGCAACCAACCCAAACTTCACGCTCCAGAACGGTGATTTCAGCAACGGCCTGACCGGGTGGACCACGACGTCGGGCGGAAACAGCAGCGTCGCAGCGAACAACGAACGCGCCGAGCTGCAAGCCGTTCCCAACGAGACGGCAACGCTCGAACAGGAAATCACGGTTCCGCTCAGCAATTTCGACCAGGACCACTATCTTCGATTTGACATCGGTACAGTCGCGGCAAAGAAGTCGCAAGAAGTTGTCGTGCGCGTCGGGTCAGCGGCAAGTACGGGTGACATTTTCCGTCGAGTGCTGCCGCCCGGGAGCCACATAATCAAGTTCCGGCCACCGAACAACAACAATGTGTTCTTGGGATTTGACCTCGTGAACCCGGACGTCGATAGCACGGTGTTTATCGACAATGTTGAACGGATACGCGATGAGCCGATCCGGTTGAAGACACCCTACAGCGCCGACGAGATCGGAAAGCTGTTCTGGGCGCAGTCCGCGGACGTGCTGTTTCTGACCCATGCCAACCATTTTCCGCGCGAGCTGCGCCGGTTCAGCCGGGACGAGTTCTCTCTCGTGTTCTACGACTTCCAGGACGGCCCGTGGGATGACGTGAACCTGACCGATGTTGAGCTGAGCACCGGCGCGAATAGCGGACGCACTTCGATCACCGCGACATCCGCGAGTGCTATTAACGACGGCCGCGGGTTCCAGGACAGCGACATTGGCCGGCTGGTGCGGTTCCGCCCAGACAACACGAACTCGAAATCCATCCAGGGTGACGGCAGCACGAATGTGTTCACGTTTTCGTTTGCCGTGGACTCCGAGGAAGATGTCCGAGTCACGCTGACCAACACCGGTAGCAGCGGCGCCGTCCAGAACATCGGCGAAGGCGCCACGATCGAAGCGATCCCCGAGGTGGACTACAAGTTGACGCTGGACGAGAACGGCGCCGGCGGCACCGTGGACTTCTCGATTTCGAAACCACCGGCGTCCGACATCGAGGTCAACATCACCCGCGACAACACGTTCTGGGGCTGGGCCGAGATCGTCGCGATCGAGACCTCGACGAGCGCAACGATCGTGATCCGAAACGACGGCGGGTTCGCCGGCACAGGGCCAACGACCTCGTGGCGGCTCGGGAGCTGGACCGGGACGGACAGCGGATTTCCGCACGTCGTTACGTTCCATGACCAGCGGCTCGGGTTTGGATCGAGCTTCCGCAGCCCGCAGAACCTGTGGCTGTCGAAGGTTGCGGCGTTTGACAACCACTCGCCGACCGAGCCGGACGGGACGGTCAACGCGGACAACGGCATCAACGTGCGGCTCGCCACGTCGCAGGTGAACTTCATCCGGTGGATGAGCAGCTTCTCGAACGGGCTGGCCGTCGGGACCAGCGGCAGTGAGTTCCTGGTGCGCAAAGGCGGTACTTCGGAGCCGCTGAGCCCCGAGAACATTGAAGTCCAGAAACAGACCCGCCGCGGCAGCGCCCCGTTCGTCCCCGAGGCGAACATCGGCCACTCGATCTTTTTCCTTCAACGAGATCGGCAAACGCTCCGAGAGGCTGCATTCGACTTCGACACCAACGGGCTGATCGCCCGTGACCTGTCCGTGTTCAGTGAGCACCTGCTCCGGCCGGGCATCTCTCGGATGGCGTACCAGCAGTCGCCGGAGAGCATCCTGTGGCTCTTGACGGACGAGGGCAACCTTGTCGCGCTGACCATCGAGAGCGACCAGAACGTCTTCTCGTGGACACAGCACAACCCGGGCGGGACCGTGAAGTCGCTGACGACGATCACGGACCCGGCGTCGGACAGCGATCAGCTCTGGGTGCTCGTCGAGCGCGAGATCAACGGTACCACAGTCCGGCACATCGATTTCCTGGAGGAGTTTTGGTTCGAGGACCGCGACGGGGTTGACGAAGCGTTCTATGTGGACAGCGGCATCACGCTCGACAACACCGGCCCGGGCATCAGCCTTGTGGACCGCGAAATCGACCACCTCGAAGGTCAAGAGGTGGCGATCTTGGCCGATGGCGCGGTCGCTGACAGGCAAACGGTGAGCGGCGGACAGGTCCCGGTGGAGACCAACACCGAAAGCCGCAAGGCCAACACGGTCCACGTTGGCCTGCCCTATACCTCGGAGATCGAAACGTTCCCGTACGACCAGGGCCAGCGCGGTAGTACCAGCCGCGGCAAGGTCAAGCGGATCAGCGAGATCGAAATCCTGTTCGCCGAGACCGTCGGCATCTTGTACGGCCGCAAGACGCTCGACCGGCTGCCGTTCCGGTCGAGCGCGGACGAAATGGATCAGCCGGTGAAACCGTTCACCGGCCCGATCGAGGTCGCCATGCCGGCGGACTTCAAACCAGAGGCGTTTGCCATCATCCAGAGCGATCAGCCGTTGCCGGCAACGATCTTGACCCTCACCGTGGACATGGTATTCGAGGACCTGTGATGCATGCGGAGCCGTTTTACTCAGGCGACTTGAACCGGATCGAGCCCCAAGATGCCCAAAAAGGATGGGACCTCAGCCGGTGGGCGGGCTCACCGGGGTGGAAAGCCGTGGACGAAAACTGCCGCATCCATTCGATCTTCTTGGTCCCTGAGATCGCCCCCGGCCGGGTTGCTGCGTTCACGATTTTCAGCGAACGCCTGACTGTTGAGTCGTTGAAGTTTTCCGCTCGCGAAGCGCGTAAGTTCTTGCACGGCTGGGGCAATTTCCGTCGCTGCGAAGCGTATGTCCTGGAAGGTGCCGAGCATGAAATCCGGTGGTGTTGGGGCCTGCTCGGCATGAAGCTCGAAGGCAAGCTCAAAGCGTTTGCGCCCGACGGTCGCGCGTGTTATATCTTCGCGACGGTCAGGGAGTAAGCTATGGGCATTGAAACTGCGCTGCTTGCTGTTGGTACTGCTATCAGTGCCGCCGGTACGGCTTCTGCGGCCGCGGCGCGATCGCAACGTGCCGAGACCAACGCGGAGCTGGCTGAAATTCAAGCTCGGCGTCAACAGCAACGTGCCGAACTACAGCGTGAGATCGGGTCCGCGGAGGCCGAACGGCGTGCGCGTGCCGGCGAGCAACAGATCGGCGCGGCCCGAGCAGCTATCGGCGCCAGTGGTGTTCAGATCACCGGCACTTCCCAAGACGCTCTCGCTGATGTAGCCTTGGAGGCAGAGCTGAACGAGGAACTCGCGCTTTTCGAGAGCGAAATCCAGGCTCAGGAGCAAGAGCGTGGCGCTGCCCGGTCCCTTACGCAAGCGAATGCGTTGGAGAGCCGGGCTCAGGCTGCTCAGACAGCGGGTGCGCTTCAAGCTGGCAGTACTTTGCTGTCAGGAGCCTCCACAGCGGCGGGACGAATTGGTGGTGGCGGCAGCGATCCCACTAATGGCCTTTCTGGCAGCGGCAGCTTGGCGTCGGGCGGCCCGTCGAGCCCTGGCAATCTTGCCGGCGGCGTTGGCGGCGGTGGCGGTTAACGGAGACATCATGGTTCGCATTCCCGACAATTTCCAGTCGCAGCTTCCGAACGTTGGCGCGCCGACCGGGCCGGGCCAGATCGACATCTCGACCGAAGCCAACCGGGCTCTCCGCAATGCCGGCGAGCAAATCCGCAAACTCGGCGACAGCCTGTTCCAACAAAAGATGACCGAGCAGGCATCTAAGTTGGAAGTGGAAGGCCAGCAAAAGCTGGAGCAAATCCAGAACGATGCGGTTCAAAACCAAGACTTTCGCGATGCGCCCGATGAGTTTCGGAACCGCGCCCGGCAGACGGTGAGCGACATCGTCAATCGCGCCAACCCGGCAATCCGAAGTGAAATCCGCAGTCGGCTTGCCGGGCAAGCGGCCACGATGACAAACCAGCTCCGCGAGCGCAGTATCCAGAAAAGCCGCGACGCGACCGAAGCCGCGGTCAACAACCAGCTCCAGCAGCTCACGAAGCAATTCGCGCAGACCGATCGACCGTCGGCCCGGCAAGAAATCCGCCGGCAGATCAACGAAACGACAAAGCGGCTCGGTGCGGCTGGGTTGACCAAGCCCGAGATCGACGAGCAGCGCAGCAAAGTGGTGGCGACAGCGGACGCCGCCCGTGTTCAGCAGCTTCTGAACCGCGACGACCCGCAAGCCGCTTCGGAGTTCTTGAACCAGTCCGAGAACATCTCGGTTGACCAGACGCGCATCTTGAAAAACCGGATCGACGCGCGGCGCCGGGAGCGCAACCAGCGCCTGGAGCGTGGTTTCAAGGTGATCGAAACGCATGTCGTGCAAACCGGCGGGCAACTTCCGAAAACCAACATTCCGGGCTTCGACAGCCTTGAAGAGTTTCGGGACGCGGCCGAAGGCACGGAGATCGGCCGGCAGTTTCGCGGACTGCTCAATAACGCCGAGTTCATGCAGAACCACGGGTCCAAGCCCCACCCCGAGCAGAAGCAACAGCTCCGTCGGTTGCGGCAACAGGCTCAAGATGATCCCCGGGCGCGGCGTCGGCTGGAGTTGGCACAGCAAGTCACCCAGCGCCAGCTCGACGCGATCCGCAGCGACGACCCCTACGGGCAAGCCGCTCAGCACGGCCTTGTTAGCGAGCAGCCCGATCTGCCGTTCCAAGCGGCGCTTCAAGGTGACGAGGGGCAAAAACAGCTCGCTGATGCCCTCGTCGATCGGATCGAGGCCCAACGCTCGTTGACTGAGCACCTGACCGGACAGAAACCCGACGATGCGCAAATCGGTGGGCAGGTGGACTTGCTCAAAAAGAGCGAGCGTGAACAGCTCACTTCCGTTCTGAACAGCCAATCGGCGCCGGCCGCGGCCAGTATCCTCCAGCAGATGTCCGAAACGCTCGGACCGGATGACGCTCGCAAGCTCGCCGGGTCGTTGGCGAAAAAGAACAACATCGTAGGCTTTGCCGCGCAGGTTGCAGGTGAAGATCGAGGCTTGGCTGAGGAAATCTTGCGCGGCCGAGCCGCGTCAGATGTCAAGGTCAAAATTCCTGGAGATGCAGACACCGAGTTCACCAACACCGCGGGCCGGTCGATTTCGGCCGACGCCCGGCGGCGTATCCGGCCAGCCGTGGACGCAATCTACAAAACGCGGGTCTTGGACCAAAACCTCGACCCCGACGAGTTCCACAGCGGCGTATTCCAGAGCGCCGTCAACCTCGCCATCGGCGGCAAACTGAACAGCTCCGGCGAAGTGACCGGTGGCCCGGTGGAAGTGGGCGGCCGGAAGACACTGCCGCCCCGGCGGGGCATGTCCGAGAACGAAACCCGAGATGCGTTCGAGGCGCTGACCCAGGAACGCAATGCCAGCGTGTTCGCTCGGCACGCCGGCGGGCTGCCGGCGCGCATGAACCCGACTACCGGTGAGTTCGAGCAGCTTTCACCCGCGGACCTGGAAGACGCCCAGCCGCGCCATGTCGGCGGCGGCCGGTACACCCTGCGGCTCGGCCAAGACGGGGGTGCTGTTCACGCTGTGGACCCACAAACCGGCGAACCCCGCGGAGAACTGGTCATCAATATGCGAAGCGCGTTGGAAAGCGGCGACTTGAACACCAGCACGCCGGCTGGCGACGTCAACGTAAACGTGCCGTTCATCGGAGAGTTCGACCTACCCCTCGGGAGCACTGGAGCCGCGGATGAGTTCGAGCAAGAGGGCGAAGATCAAGGTGGTGTTCAACGACAAGGCCCAGGTCTTGGCCGCCAAAGCGGCAACACTGTCACACCGGAGAACACCGGACCGCCGACGCGAGCCGGCTTCGGCGGTATTTTCTCGGATGCGATTAACCGCGTGGCGGAGTTCTTCACCGATGAGGGGGGCAACAACGGCAGTGTGACAGTGGAGCTGCCGTCCCGGTCGCCGGTAGGCGCTCAGCCGCAGCAGCTCCAGGGCCGGCAGCCAGGGTTCGCCAACGCTCAGAACTTCCAAGACCGGTCGGTTCCGAAGCCCGGCGACGACAACAGCCGGCCACCGATCCCGCCGACCAAGACCAAGGAAATCCAGCGCGCTATTCAAGGACAGGCCGCGGACATCCGGGTCGATGAAGACGGCGGGGTCCAGGTCCCGGACGATGTGCTTCGGACGGTGGACGTCCAAAGCGAGGGTGACCTGCCGCGTGGTGTTCGGAACAACAACCCGATGAACGTTAAAGACTTCGGCATTGCGTGGAAAGGTGCGGTCGATCAATCTCAAGACGAGACGTTCGAGCAGTTCAAGAGCCCGGCGTTCGGTATTCGCGCCGGTGTTCGCGACATCTTGAACGACCATATCAGGGACGGGAAGCGCACCCTGCGCGGGTTGTTCGGCGAGTTCGCGCCGGAAAGCGAAAACCCGACATCGGCCTACGTCAACTTTGTCGCTGACCGCGTTGGCGTTTCGCCGAGCGCCGAGGTGGACTTGACCAAGCCGGCGGTCTTGCAAGATGTTGTTCGAGCCAGCATCGAGTTCGAGAACGGCATCCAGCCGTATAGCGACCGCGTGATCTCGTCCGGTATTGCGCTGGCGCTGGAGAGCCAACCCGGAGTGGATAACTGATGCCGTTTTTCAACGACCCGAACGAACTGGCCGAAGCCCGCCGC